TGCGCAAGAACTGGCGACCGGAGTAGTAGAGCTCCTTGGCCGAACCGCCCACCGACGCCCGGAGCAGATCCCAGGTGCGGCCCATGTTCGCCGACACGATGTCGATCGCCCGACCCATGCCGTGATACGACGGGTAGCCCGAGGCTGTGCGCGCGCCCGGACGGTAGCCGGACGAGATGCGCGCAGTCGGGTCGAGACGCTTCACCAGGGTCGTCATGGCGTTGACGCCGCGGACCCCGCTCTTGCCGCCGCCACCCGCGCCGCCACCGAACAGCGACTTGAGCTTCGTGGCGAACCCGTCGATCATCATGCGAGGGACGCCGGCAAGCATGGAGCGAATGCCCTCGCCGCCAGGGATGCGGCCCACGAGGCTGTCGATCAGCTTGCCCAGGCCGGACTTGACCGCGCCGACCGGGTTGCGCATGAACCCGCCGATGTTCGACACGACGCCGCCGATGTCGTCCCAGATGCCACCGTTCTTGAACGCCATCGGCTTGCCAGTGCGAGCCGCTGCGTTCAGCCGCGCCACCCCAGCCGCACCGCCAACCGCGCGGGCGAACTCGGGACGCATGATCGCCTCGCCGCCCGAGAGCGCCAGGCGGCCACCCGTGGGGGAGTAGAACTGGTGAACATCGCGCCCCGGCGTGTAGCCGGGCAACACACCACCGCGAGCGAATGCAACCGTCTTGGCTTCCGGCAGCGGGTTCTTCTTGCCGAAGAAGTCGAAGACGTTGCCGACCCACTTACGGATGCCGCCGTTGTAGACGGTGCCGAGCACGAAGTTCACCGGACGAGCGGCGACTTCCTTGAGCGCGTCCCAGTGCCGCTTGATGGCGTCCTTCACGTTGCGGAAGGCGTCACCGATGCGCGCCACGCCGTTCTTGAGCGGCGCGAAGACGCGGTCGCGGATCCAGTTCCAGCCGGTCGACAGTGCCGTCCGAATGCCGGTCCAGACGCTACCGATCGTGCGACCAACCGCACGGAACGCAGCGCCAAACGCGGTGATGACGTTGCGGATCGCCGGCCACGCCGTCTTCGTCCACCAGTCCGCGACGGTCTTGATCGCCGCCTTGATGCCAGCCCAGGCGACCTTGACGGCCGTCTGGCCGGCCTTCGTCTTGGTGAAGAACCAGACCAGGGCGGCCACGAGAGCGCCAATGGCCGTGATAACAAGGCCGATCGGGTTCGCCCGGAGCACGAGGTTGAACGCGCGCTGGGCGATCGTCAGCCCCTTGGTCACGACGATCTGCGCCCTGCCGAGAGCCAGGCCCACCTTGCCGGCCGTGCTCTGTGCGTAGGTGGCTGCGGTCGCGCCGTACGTTGCCGCCGCGAACCCGAGCTGGGCCGCGCGGATCGCAGACACCACGGTGCGATACGCCGCGAGCGTCGCCGTCACGACCCGGAACCCGGCGTAAGCGGCGACCAGGGTGAGCACCAAGGTCTTGTGCTCGATCAGCCAGGTGCCGACGTTGCGAACCGTGGCACCGATACCCGCCATGATGGCGAGGAAGCCGTCGCCCGAAGCCTTGCCAGACTTGAAACCCTCGATCAGCGACGTCAGACCGGCGCCGATGCTCGACATGACGCCGAGGAAGCCCTCGCCCTGAACCTTGCCGGACGTGAAGCCGTCGATCAGCGATGTGATGCCAGCACCGACGCTCGACATCGCGCCCATGAAGCCCTCGCCGCGGACCTTGCCGGTCTCGAAGCCCTTGATGAGCGCGGCCAGTGCGTCGGACGCGAAGACCTGCACCGTGCGCTTGTAGCCCTCGATCTTCGTGCCGAGGTTGTCGTTGAGCGTCTCGCCCATCTTGGAGGCGGCGCCTCTGACCTTGCCCAAGCTCGCCTCGGTGCCGCTGAGGCCCTCGAGGAACTTCGGGATCTCGGACGTGCCGAGGTCTTCCAGCGGCGTGCCGAACAGGGCAAGGGCGGCCTGCGACTGCTTAGCCGGGTCCTTGATCTCCTTGAGGCCGCCGATGATCTTGTTGAACGCCTCGCGCGCCGTCTCGCCGCCGCCGAGGAGATCCTTCGTCATCTGGCGCGAGTTGAGCCCGATGGCCTCGTAGGCATCCTTGGTCGTCTCCGACATGTCGGTCGACCGGATGGTGAACTCCTTGATGGAGTCACCCATCTTGTCGATGCCGTACTGGCCGTCCTCAGTCGCCGAGACCAGCAGGCCCATCGCCTGCGGACCCGTGTAACCGAGGCTGGCGAAGAACTGGCTGTACTCCTCGGTCGCATCCATGACCTCGCCACGGAGCGCCTTGGGCACCTTCTGCAAGCTGGCCGTGATGAGGTCCATCGCCTGACCGGCGTTCTTCGCCAGGCCGGTCTTCATCAGCACGCCCGCGTTCGTCGCCGCCTGCTCGACGTCGATCTCGAACGCGGCAGCGATGTCCAGCGCCGCGGCTGTGATGCGCTTGAGCCGCGCGGGGGACGTCCTCGACATCCCATCGATGGAGGACATCACCGACTCAACAGCGCCGGTAACCTCCTCCATCGAGCCGCCCCACGCACCCGCGTAGAGCTGGCCGGCGACCTTGCCCGCACGAGCCGACTGGCGCGAGTTGAGGCCCAGCGCCGCAGAGACGCGGTCGGTCTGCTTCTCAGCATCGACCGCGTCCCCGAACGCCTTCGCGACAGCCACGCCGGCACCGACAGCACCAGCCAGGGCGGCAACCTTGAGCGCACCAGCGAACCGGCCGCCAGCCTTCTTGCCGCCCTTCTCTGCCTCGCCACCAGCGATCCCGACGCCCTGACGAACAGACGCAGCCAGGCCGTTAGTAGAGGCGATGAGGGAGAGATACGCGGTGCCGAGCTCGACGCCATTCGCCATCGCGCACCCCCGTTTAGTTGTTCAATGCCGCAAAGGGGCCACCCAGCCAGTCGGCCATCTCGTCGATAGGCAAAGGATCCTTGCCGCCGATCGTTTCCGACTCGGGTTCGGTAACACCCGGACGCGGAATGGGCTTAGGCGGCCTGACCGTCTTGTCGCCCCAGCGGCGCAGCAGCATGTAGTGGCCGTAGCGAATCTCATCGACCGCCGCGGCCACGAGCATTTCCGTCGTGCCCCACTGCCAGTCAGGATTCATCGAGCGCCACACGGCCGAATCAGGCTGGGCCTGCGTGACGATAATCAAAAGGTCGCGCCACGAGACCCCGTTGTCCGGGAAGTCTCTTAGGCGCGACCCGCACCGCATCAGGTCGTACTCGACTGCGGGGCCGTGCTCATCGATCAGATCGATGAGCGTCCTCATTCCCCCAGGCCCACGCCCATCGTTCCCTCGACGTGATCCAGCAGATCCTCGAAGACGGACTTGTACGCCTTAAACGGGAGGTTGTCGATCACCTCGAGCACCTTGTCGCCGGCAGCCTTCTCGAGCACCAGCCACACGAGCTCACTAAAGTCCTCGTGGCGGTTCTTGCGAAGGAGGCCCGGCGTCAGCACGTCTGAAGTCTCGCGCTCGAACGTGTATGTCTCGCCGTCATACTCGAACGAGAAGTTCGCCTCGGGCGGCGCCTTCTTCTCGGTCTTCTTCTTGTGATCCTGGGGCTTGCGGGGCTCAGCCATTGCGCGGCTCTCCATTCTTGTGCGCGGCATTGATTGGTAACCCGGCAGCGGCGGCGAGGCCGCGCAACGAACTCCGCCGCTGCCGGGGGTCTAGATCAAGCGGGGTCGACAACTCCGTTGTCGATGTACTTGTAGTAGTACGCACCGCTCGCGTCCTTGAACGTCTCGACGGTCACGTTGTACTGGATGACCCCGCCGTCGCTGTAGGTGATCTCGCCGACCGTGGTCACCTGGCCGTTCGGAACCACGATGCGGATACGCGCATCGCCGTCCTTGACCTCGAAGATCCACGAGTCGTGGTCGAGCTCCTCGCCCGTGACCTTGATCGCGTGCAGCGTCCCGGCCGTCGGGGTGGCAGCCGTCGTGGTGACGTTGCTGTCGCCGTAGACGACCTTGAGGACGTCGGCGTTCACGCTCTCGATGAACGAGAACGAGAAGGTCGCGGCGAACTCGGTCTGGATCACCTTGACCGTGTCGCCACCCCACGCGCGGACCTTCTCGGTCGAACGCTCGGTGGTCTCGGTCAGGCCATCCTCGGAGATGTACCCGAGCGCCTTGAACGCGGCATCCGGGGGAGTGCTCGCGTTCGTCGGAAGGGCAGTGCCCAGGGGGCCGTTCAGGACGCCACCGGAGGCCAAGGGCTTTCCAGCGACGACGTTGCTAACTGCGGGAGCAGCCATGGTTCCTCCATGCGGTCTTGCGCGGCCTCATGGAAGGGGTGGTGCTACCTCGTCGTCGCCGATCGAGGGGGCTTCTTCGGTCCCGGCTTGGGGGCCGTGTCGTCCTTGGTGCGGTCGTCGAGCCAGCCGGACGCGACCCAACCGGGCACGCTCTCGGCATCGACGTCGACCGTCACCTTGGGCAGATTCGGGTGTCTCAGAGTGACCATCAGAGCGCCTCTCCTCGGGAGCGGATGACCGCCGTGAACTGGTAGCGCGGCAGGTCCGTCCGCGGGTCAGGGAATGACGCAGGGCCGCCGACCTCGGACACGTAGCGCGTCTCACCGTCCAGCGACCCCACAAGCGCGCGGGTCAACATGGCGAGGCTCGATGCGCGGGCAGCACTGGTGTCCCAGCACTCGAAGGTGACCATCGCGTCGTCATGGGCAGGCGTCGAACGCGCGCCACCGACTCGGGTCACAGCCACGAACCGGCCGCGATCCTTCGGGACCGTGTTGCCGGCCTTGGCGCTGTCACCGCGGGCGGTGAACTGTGCGTTCAAGAACGCGATCAGGGCCACCTCGACAGAGGGGAACAGCACGGCTTCCATGCGGCCCCCTTAGCCTCGGCCAGCGCCCAGCGCCTTGAGCAGAGTGTTGTTCGCGGCGTTGTCACGGATCGCCGCGCTCGTCGTCGGGAACACCGCGACACGAGCACGCCCGCGACCCCGAGTGACCTCCGACTCGACCGTGTATCCGTCGCCAGCCTCGCGAGCGATGGCCTCGGCGCGACGTTCCAGCTCGCGTCGCACCTCGGGGAGCGTTCGGATCTGACGGAAAGCCTTGTTGTTCCACTTGATGCCGCCAGCCATCAGCCCTCCACGCGCTTGAGTCGCACCCGGCAGCCAGGCGTGAAGCCGAATGGGCCGAAGTCGAACGACTCGACCACGCCCTCGACCTCGTACTCGACGCCCAGCACCACGACGCGGTCACGAGGGCCGACCGTGAAGCCAGAGGGCGCATACAGGTCCAGATCCCAGGTGACGACATCCCGGTTCGCCTCGAACGGCTCACCAGTCGCAGCCGGAGCCCAGCCATAGACCGGAACCTCAGCCGGCGTCGACCACACGTCCTCCGGGTCGCCGAAGTCATCGACGGCACCCTCGGTGTAGGTCATGACGCCCACGGTGAAGCGTGTTGGGTAGGTCGTCACAGGTTCAGCTCCCACCAGTTCAGCGGGAGCGACTCGCCGTCGTACGTCCCCTGGTCGATGTCGAACGCACCCTGACCGCCGCACCCCAGGAGCTTGCGATCCTGCTTGGTGAGGTACAGGTTGCCCATCGGGTTCGAGTACGTCGCGTTCTGCGAGAACGGACCAGCCGTCTGCT